AATCTCTTAGCAGCATTTTTCACAGTTTTGAGTTCAGAACGTGCCATGGAATATTCATGATCTTTTTTAGTCTCTTCAGTAGTCACGTTAATTGCTTTCCCTTTTCTGTCTGGATTTGGATCTTGACGATTCTTACGACGGAATGCTGCCTCCTCCTCATCTTTGGAGAGAGCACGCTTCATTTTGCTGGATCCACATTTTGGTTTTGTGGTTTGACCTGGTTGCTTGGCACAAGGTTTACCAGCATATTTACCACCCAGTTGAACCCAACCAGGTTTTCCGTCAGATGACTTACTTTTACTAAACCAATCACGTAGAGAAGAATCTCCACTTTTATTTGCTTCATCAACAGTCGCACCATTTTCTTTACGGAGCATACCCTCAGGATCCACCATGAACCCCTTAGGAATGGGTTTACATTCCTTATTGGTATAGCAGTAATATTGACCTGCTGGGCAACGTCCGTTTTTCATTCAACTGGTTTAGATTTAGTTTGACCACCTGCTGCTCTTTTTTTACGTCCAGCACAGTGTGCTTTCTGAGAGAATCCCTTAGGATTTGAACAGTCAATACTCTTTTTATATTTATTAGACCAAGACTCTTGGAATTGTTTAAAGGTTTTCATACTTCCAGTGCAGTAAAGACTACTTTAAATGTTGTTGAATTTGCAGATGCTGGATATCCAAGTAATCTTAAAGATCCTCCACTAATATCAGAAGCAAAAGTTGCTATACCAATTGGTTGATTTATAGTTCCATACTCAGTCATATATGTGTCAGACCCATCATGTATAATATTAATAGTTGTCATATTATAATTGGATCCTTCAACAGCTTGAACTTGGAATTGTGCAGATCTATAAGTTGATGCACTTATTGACATCACAGTTGCTGCATCAGTTGATGTAGTAGTTAAAATACCGGATTGAATGTCTCCTGCAATAAGTTCTAAATTAGTTGCGGAAACTGGAGCAAAAGTAAACTCACTTGATGAAGCATCATATCGTAAAAATCTACCATCACCAAGATTAGATGTATCAACATCTGTCAAATCGACTAGAGCCGTTGATCCACTTAATGAGGTACTTGCAATACCAACCCACTTTGTGCCGTTAAAGATAAGTAACTTATTTGTTCCTGTAGTTTGGTCAAAAGTAACATCATCAAGATCTTTGATGAATCCAGCACCACCACCACCAATAGTAGCAATCTGTTGCTGAACCCTATTGATGAATAATCTGTAATGACTTGAAAGGTCGTCAAGTGTAGCAAACTTTTGATCCATTGGAGTTAATGGATCTCTTTGACCATCTACAGATTCTGGTTCACTTGGAGGTTCATTAAGCAATCCCTCCTGAATATTTTGAAGTTCTTTTTGCTCTTCTTTTATAGTTTTAACAAGATCAAAAAGTTGTTTAATATCGGATTTTACATAATCAATATCTTTATCATAATACTTTACTTCAGGAAGATTTGTAATTTCTTCTCTTAACTCAGTAAAATACTTGAGAAGAAGTTCATCAGTTTTAACACTTTCTTGACTTACTTCTTTAAGTTCTTCTTTAATACTTTGCTTTAACTTATTATATTCACCAAGAATTTGTTTTTTTAACTTACGATCATCATCTTTAAACTCTTTGTGATACTCCCATATTTTCATGGAAGAATTGCGGAGTTCTTTCCAGATTTTATCTTTTTCTTCTCCTAATTTTTTATCAAGATCTTTTACTTCAGTTCCAAACTGGATTTTATTTTCAAAATTTGAAACTTCATTATCTTCTGAAATTTTCTTAAGATCAATTCTTACACTTTCTCTCAGACTTTCAATAGTATCATTGACTTTTATAAAATCATCATCAATAACACTAAAAGTTTTACCAATCCAAGAAAAGTCTGGAACTTCGTTTACTTCATTTATCCAACTTGGAAACTTGGGGATAGATGCTTTTACAGCATCAATAGCTTCGCAGATTGCTTCAATCTCAGAATCATAATACTTGACTTCTGGAAGATTTGCTACTTCAGTTTGAAGATTATCAATTCTATCTTCAATAGCATCAACTTGCTCATCATAATATTTTACTTCTGGTAAATCCTTGACCTGTTCTCTAATAAGATCAATCTGATCACATATTGCTTCTACTTCCCTATCATAATATCTAACTTCTGGAAGACTACTAATTTGCTCAGAAAGTTCCTCAAGTTCTTTGTCGTAATATTTAATTTCTGGAATATCAGGAATTTCCTCTCTGATATTATTGATCATCCTGATCAATTCTGGCCATGGAGGAACAATATCTTTTACCTCTGCAAAAGTTTCTCCATTTACATCTTGTATAGTTTGTGTTGCTTCAATTAATATCTCTTTTTCTTTCTCAATGTAATCTTCAACAGAAGGGAGTTCCTCTGCATTCTCTTCTGTGAGATAATCATTAATTGATGGCAAGTTGCTGTTATCTTCAGCAAAATCTTCAATAGAAGGTAAATCTTCCTTAGACATTTTATTAGTAACCTTAGTACTTCGGGATTTCTCTCCCTTTCATATTATTTAGGATCTTCCTTTAGTCCGTCCTTTAACATTTTTGCCAGTTCCGCAGTCGATCCAACAAATAATGCATTGTTAACTGTTGATGGTCCGCGGACTTGCTTCTCTTCTTCAACATCTTTTAGTTTTTTCTGAAGATCTAAAAGTTTATCTGTTGCATCTGCGACATTTTTAATTAACTGCCCAGCAACTTCATATGCTCTTGGCATTTCACTTTCTTGTGCAAGTTCAAGAATACCATTGATTGCTTCCTGACCCTTTTCTATAAGAGAGTATAAATTACCTCTTGTATAATTATAATCTTTTCTAATATCATCAACAGAATCTTTTATTTTATCAATTTTCTTTTCTACAACTTCTGGATGAACAATATCATCTGAAGTGTTGAAAGTTTCATTTAATTCATCAAAACTTTTTGTCATTTTCATCATAACGAACCACTAAATCCAAAATCATCTCCCTCTGGGATAAGAGCATCATCTGCTGCAGTAATAGTGTAAATTGGTTCACCATTAAGGTGATCTGTGATGGTTGTATTATCTGCTCCTCTAACAACTGTAAGTTTGTTTCCAGAGATAGACTTGATAAACAACTCTTCTCCATTAAGATCAATATATGTTTTTGCAGTAAGACCACTGGCATCTGCAACTTCAAAGATGGTTGTTGTTTTTGATATGTCTTTTGCCAGTGTTGTTACTGGATCTCCAGTATAAGACTTAATTGCTCTTGGTTCTGAAGAGTAAGATACTTCTCTTGTAGTATTTGTAATATCTGTGCCAGTAAGATAGCTGACAGTAGCCTTTTTGATAATATCTTTGGTAGCACTGCTTGTAGGACCAAACAGATATGTTTTTGCAGTAAACCTTAAAGTATAAAGAAGAACTCTTCTTTGACTAAAATCTCCTTCATAATCATCCTGCATCGTGATATTTTCTAACACGATTGGAATGTCTCTTTTTTCTTGAATTGCCTCCACCAGTTCAACGGTTAAGTTATATGCTGGTTGAAAATATGGTAAAATTTGTTCAACAATTTGAAGTGCATCATCATTGAGTTTACTCATGATGGACAACTCAAACTGCATATTGTATGGAACTGGCATATATGACTTTTTAGACTCAGTTCCGTCGTTTGGATCTTTTACAGTAAAAGTCGATGTGGTTGTTACTTTTCTGCTTGGATCATAAGTCAACCCAATAAATTCAAAAGACATTCTGGGTAAAGTAACGGCAAAAGGTTTGTTCAGATCTGGAGATTGATTAATTCTTGCCAAAAACTTTTGAGTAGGACCATATGCAAGAGGAACTTTTACAACACTAACAACGTTGTCAGAAGAGTCCTGATGTTTAATTGAAATATTATTGAAGAGTGTGCCAAAAGATATAATGGTTCTCCTCAAAATTTCGTTGTAAAAATACTCAAACATTTCTAAGTCCTACAATATCTTTATTTTAAGATATTTTTATTTAGGGCATACCGAATGGGTTCTGTTCAGAGAAGTCTATAATTGCATCTGCTTCCGTTTCAATATTAATATTATCTGCAAATCCGTCATCTGCAGGATTAACATCAATCGTTCTTAATGCATACGATGCCCCAGATGTAGATCCAACAATGTTTTCTCCAACAGCAAATTCTCCAGATACGGTTGCAACTTCCAGAACACTGGTCGTAGAGTTCCAAACTCTAACTCTTGCGGTTGTTCCACTAGAAGATCCTGTTACAATTTCGTTGAACTGGAAAGTTCCAGATCCAGAACTTAATGGATTCGCAACAACAACTGTTGGTGCTACAGAGTATCCTGCACCAGTATTTGTCAAATAGATTGCAGAGATTGTTCCTGCAGTACTAACAACTGCAGTTGCAGCAGCTGAAACTGTTGTAACTCCACTTTCAAATATTTCATTTGTAAATGTAATTGTTGGTGTTACGGTGTATCCTCCACCACCGGAGGTAATTGTAATGATACCAACAACACCATCCCCAATAGTTGCTGTTGCTGCTGCACCTGCTCCACCTTCTCCTCCACCAATAAATCTAACACCGGGTGCAGAAGTATATCCAGATCCAGAAAGAGCTACATTAACTGCTTGAACTGATTGTAAACGTGGATTTGCATTAAGATTGCATACATTAATTCCACCAATCATGGTAGCAATACCGATGGCAGTCGTTCCACCTGTAGGTGCAGAGGAGACTCCAACTGTAGGAACACTACTGTATCCACCTCCTCTATTAGTAACAGTAAAGAATCTAACACCACCATCAAAGATAGCTGCCGTAGCAGTTGCGGTCACTCCAGAACCAACAAGAGTAAGAGTTTGTGTTTGTCCCTGAATGCTGTTTATTCCATCTGCAGAAAGTCCATCATAATCACCATCCTCTCCTACAAGATTATTATCGATGTCTAAAACTCCAGTTGCAATAACCTCATCTTCAAGACGGAAGAGTTCGCAAGAAAGTTCATATACATAAAGACTTTGAAGTTGATAATATGGTCTTGCCCTCTCAACATCTTTTATTTCATAGATTCTATCATCCAGAGGAAACCAGATAAGATCCCCACCTTTTGGTCTAGTTGATAATTTTATGTTTGATTGATCTTCAATCAGAGGAGTTATATAATTTTCAAATCTCTCTTTTGATATTGTGAGTCTTATTTCTTCATTTACTTGAACACCGAATTTTGATAATAAAGCACCTGCTCCCTCATATTGATCAAAATTGTTGACATATGCCTCAAGAGGTAATGCCATATCAAATTTTGATTGCACTACCTCTCTTATAACGGTATTTTCTGTTAAATATTTTCTGGGAAGGTAAAAAACCTCAACACCATACATTCTCAGTTGTTCATTAATTAAATCCTGAACAAGATTTTGCTCACCTTTTGTACCCTGAGTAAAAAATGGATTTAGCATGAGATCAACCTATCATGTCTAATGGGGGAAGTTCATATGTATTAGACATTTGTTCTCTGATGATTTCCAAATCTTTCTCTGCGTCATCATATATTTGCCTTCCATTAAGTTCTATTCCTCCAGGAAGTTTGACTCCTTGAAACTTAATTAAGTTTTGTCCCCACTGTCTTTTTACAAGTGCTGTCAAATATTTCTTGAGGAAAGAGTCATTCCAAACTCTTGAAAAATCATTTGGATCAAGAAGTCTATAGCAATCAATAATTATATAATCATCCTTTACAACTGATCCCCAATCAATATCCAGATATAATCTATCCTGCCTCTTATTAAATCTTATCATTTTTTCAGTGTTTAACAGAAAATCCATATCTTCAAGAAATGTTCTGGTCATAGCATATGTTAAGATCTCAGTAGATCCCCAATAGTATATGTCATTTAAAAACATTTGATATTTAACACTAAACATATTGTTTGTTACAGTGTTTGTTCCATCAAACTTGTATATTTTATTGATTCCAGTGATTGATGGAGGAACCTGAAGATAGTTGCTATTTTCTTCAAAAGAAAATGTTACTGAAGAACCATCAATTGTGGATGATGCGGTTGTAGTTACAATTCCAACTGCTTTATCATTTCCTCTTGATCTTCCTCTATCAATATCTTCTTGAGTTATCTTATATTTTAGAAAAGTTTGCACTACACCATCAAAATGTCTTTCATGAAAATATTGTAATGCGTCATCAACCAGATCATCCATTTGCTCATCGGCAACATTAATCTCAAGCACTGGAGCACCCAGTTGCCTTTTGCAATAGTTGATTAAATCTGTTCTACTTGCTGGTTGTGCCATTTATTCACAAGTTTCCTAAATGTATTTAGGGTCAAGAAGAAACTGGATTGTAAACATAAACATTTCCACGAGCCAATGGATATGTTGTTGATCCAAGAGTAACTAATACATCATAAACATATCTTCCCTCTGTCAGATTTCTAGTTTGAGTATCCGTTAAAGAAAGATTCATTGTACCATCAAAAGCACTAGTAAATCCAACAGTAAATGCTGTTGTAATTCCGAGAGTGGCACCAACTGCAACACTCTTTGAAATTGCTGCTGATCCTGTGTAACTTGTCAAATCAAATGCCGCACTTGATGTAGTTTTTACATTAAACGTGGCAGAAAAATCTGTTCCACCATATATTGTCAGATTAACTCCATATGGAACTCCAGAGGTTGGGTCAAAAGTAATCGTTTTAGTTGCCATTTGGAATACCTATAACCTGCATGGTTTCTTGTTGTTTATAATATAATTTACAAAATGCTTTTGCGATATTTCTCAATATATCTTTATCATCACAACTATCTATCTCAGAAGCAAGTTTAGTATATGCAAAACTTTTTGATAAATTTGTAAGTTCAATTTTATCTGGGTCCATGTAACAACTCCTTTAGTAGAGATTTAATCTCATCAATGTCACTTTTCATGTTAGCAACTTCTTGCTCAATTGTTTGTACCTTTTGATTCTTTTCAACTTTGGTGTTACGTCTCGAAAGGTACTCTTGATACTCTAAAGTGTTAACATTGACAACTGCGTTGGTTTCAGGATCTCTTGCGAGATCCTTATGACCTTCTAATCCATAAAAATCCATATTATGCTAATGCAATAACTCTAAGATCTTTGACTCTTGGGACAAAGCATTGACTTGTTGAAGTCAGGTTTAACTTGATTCTATACGTTCTAAATGATGGAAGTTGATCAACAGTAAACGTGTATTCTCTGTAACCTGCATCTCTGCTACTAAACGCATAAGTGTTGGACTTAACTACGTAAGTGTCAGATTCTCCATTACTATTTTCAGGTGCAATAACCTGCCCTCTGGAGTTTATATTTGAATATCCAGGGAATGGTGTAAATATTGGTTCAAGACCTGGATTATTGTTCACGCAATAGAATGCTCTAATATCATTCACTTCCGTTAAATGTCCAGAAAGAATAATCTTGATAGAAGATGCTGGATTTTCCAGTACAATTTCTTTGGAAATATACTGACATCCTGTAGGATCTTCAATTATACTGTTAACTCTAGAGTCTGCTGCATAATCAGTGATAATATTATTGACTCTATTTGAGGTGAGAATCGCACTAACTCTTTGAGAGTCAATAACAGGACTGATTCTGGTGTCAGTTGTATTGAGGAACAATCTCATGTTCATGGATTTATTTCCAACAATATTTGTCAACTTAGCATCTTCATTTACTTTAGATGCAATCATTCTTGGAGAATCAAAATAATTTTTCTGGTTTATGGTGATTTGCTCAAATCCTTTATCAACAAATGGAATTTCATTACCACTAAAACTCTTACTGGAAACTGTTCTTATCTCACCAGATATTGATGTTCCAGAAACTGTAAGATTCTGGACATTTGGTGTAATAATTTCAAATGGCATGTTTTGAGTAGCTGTCACATGGTATCCACCAGTTGTCTTTGTTTGACCAATATAAAGTTTTGGATGTCCAGTATCAGTGCTTCTATCGGTTCCTGTAGTAGAACTTGTATCAAGTTTTATCTTGTAAGAATCAAATGTAAATGGATCCGATTCTGTTACATTACTTAAATCATGTGTTCTGTTGATTCTATTAAGACTGACTCCACCAAGTTCATACTTGTGAACTGGTGTACCCACAGGATATGTCTTAGGATTGGATCCTCTTATAATATCACCACCAATTGTATTGCCTGAGACATTAGTGTATTGAATAATTTCATTGCCAATTAGTAGATATCCAACATTAGTAGTTCCGACACCAACGTTTTCAAAAGTAGTAAATGATGTTGCGGATCCAACCGTTATTCCTCCGGTTGATCCAGCATCATATTGAACAGACAATGTAGTTGGTCTAACGTCACCAGATACTCCGGAGATTGTAACCTGATTATCTGCAAAATACATTCCATGATTCTTATGATTTACATTAAAATGTAAACCGTCGTTCTCAACGTTAATGGATAAGATTTGCACATCTCCACCAGTTCCGAGACCAACAGCACCAGAAGAGTTAAGTTCTGTAGTAATACCAGAACTATTAACAAACATCAATGTGTTTGCTGCACCAACAACAAATTCACCTTGTACATTATTTAAAATAAGTTCATTGGTAACTCCAATTCCAGAAACGGTCAATCTTGCATTTCTACCTATTGACGCAATACCAATAGTTGTGATTCCAAGAACATCTCCAACTTGATATCCAGATCCACCATTTGATATTGTTGCACCACTTGCAACAATAACTCCATCCGTAATGCTAATGTCAGCAGTAGCACCTCTACCATTTCCAGTGATTGTAACAAGATTTACACCTGTAAAGGTATAACTACCATCTGCAGGGGTATATCCAAGTCCAGCATTACTAATAGAAAGATTTCCAACAGCTGACCCTGCAGTTCCTACAAGATCTCCTGTAGCATTTGTTCCTTGCTGAGAGAAAGTGTTTCCAATTTCATAAGCATCAACAACTGTGGTTCCGAGACCAACTCTAATTTGTCTAGAAGTAAAGTTCAGTGGATCTGGAATGAGTTTTGGAATTTGTCCATTTCCTTTAGTAAGTTGTGGACTATAGAACTCTACAGATCCTCTTTCAATAAAATCTGCTCTGTACAAAGTAAACTTAAGATCTTCCCACTGACTTGCTTCCCACGTTGAAGCATTTTGAGATTTAAACAGAGATCCAAGATATGGTTGGTTTGAAATAAATGTGTCTGTTAAGAGATCATTTTCACCAACTCTTGAAATATAAACACTGTACTTAGTTGAGTTTGATGCTAAACAGATTGCATATTCAGTTCCACCTTCAAGATAAACTGGTGCTTTAAATTGAATATTTGTTGCCACTGATCCATCTGAAGATGTTTGTATATCATTGGGATCTAAAACAATCTCAGAGAATGGTAAAACCTTTGAAGTTGGAAGACCATTCTTCATAGATCTAAGTTGGAAGACAACAGGAATATCCATATCATCTTTAGATCTAAAGAATATATCACAACTGGTCATGAACACTCCAGTTTCATCCTCAACTAAGAATGATTGTGCAAGTGGATCATAGTAACTAATAACGGTTTGTGTTCTCGATTGAGTTGAAATGACTGTACTACCTACAACTTCAGTTCCAAGATCTCTATTTACATTTCTACTTTCAAACTCATTTTTAAGTTCAACTCTCGCATTTCTAACAGAAATAATATTTTCCTGAACGGTTTCTAGTGTTCCAGATGCAGTAAATGCTTCTTCAGCAATGGTTGTTGCAGAATCTTGATTATTATCAATATCATTAACTAAGGTGAAAGTTTTAGTTCCAGTTTCAAATCTTGGATGACTAATATTATTTGGATTAGGAATAAAGTAACTTCCAATCAGAGTAGCAGAAAGATCTGAGACAAGACGGACGTTTGTTATTGTTGCTAATGCTCCACTGGTTCTTCCCTTAAGTATCATTCCAGAATCAACATATCCAAAAAATTCTCCATTAACTTGTGAAGAAAGTGAGAATGTGTCAACGTTCAGAATAGTTGAAGTTGATGAATATGTTGCTGATAGATCTTGACTTGTATATGGATTTTGTGGATATGTTTTTGTTGGTGCATCATATGGACCTTCTCTATGATTAGATTGAGCAACTCTAAAGATAATAGATGCTGATGTATCAGAAAGTTCTTCAGCAAGACCTGTTCTGATCATCGTACCTTCCACAGTTTCTCCAACCTGGAAAGTTCCAGATGTCATAGAGATTTCTAACAGTTTTGGTACACAATACTTAGAAATATCAACACCATCAAAGAATGCATAAAGCCTTGTAAGAGGTTTAACTCTCTTTGAAACAAATTCAATGTTTCTAGATCTCATATATGGAATAAGATCTCTACTTACAACTCGGTCTCCAACGGACTCCATGTCAAATTGCTCAGTTACAATAGTTTGGACACCGGATCTAGATTCAGTTCCAACTTCTATCGTGGTTCTAAGTTGTTCTTCAATAACTTGGTCGGTAACAGTTCTTGTACTTACAGATCTTCCAGGTCTCCAAGTTTCTCCTACATGAATAGTATCTGGTTCATTACCGATAACAGACGTTCTTGTTTCATCTATAATTTCAACACCAGTCCAGTTAGTTTCCCAAGAGTCCCAAACAATTGGTCCAAATCCAGTTTGAGGATCAATGTCTCCATTATCTGCAAGTCTGTCAAATGTTGCAGCATAGTCACCTTCAGTCTCAATAATTTTTGCATCAATTCTTGCAGTATCTACCCAGTTATCAGATGCTGGGGTCAATTCAATAGTTCCGTTCCAGAAACTAATTAAGAAAGGAGTGACGCTTTCTGTTCTAGTTGCAAAAGTTTGTTTAAGGAATTCAACTTCAGCATAGTCAAGAGTTACAACATCACTTTGTTTTCTGACATTATTTCCCTCAATGGTAGCAAAATTAAGATCATCTGCTGGATTAGTATCAACAACAGGACCGAAGATCATGTCTACTGAGTTAGTATAATGTCTTGGTCTAAGTTCATTATATTTTCTATCAATAGAATTGTTGATATTTACACGTTCTTCTTGAGCAGAAAAATCATTAAAGTTGTCTACAAAGAATCCAGATTTAAATCTGTTTAAACCTTCACTGTCTGGTATAAAGAAGTTTGCAGTTTCTTTTTCCAACAAAGACAATGTAGTATAATATTCAAGACTCTTAATTCTATTTTCAAGATTTTTGATATCTCTCATACGATATCTTTTATGCTCTAAGAATGAAAGTTTTGCATTCTTAGTATTATAAAGATATGGAGGAAGTCCTACAGTACAAATCTCAATAGCATCATCAATGGGTTCAGGTTTCTGTGGATTGTCGGAAGGAGTTCCATATACAACTTGGAATCTTCCATCTTTAGATAAAAATACTCTGTCTATTCTTCCCTGATAATATGAAACATCAGTAATAATAGATTCGTCAGATGCTAGTGGATTAGCTGCTGTCTGTCCGGTTGTGTCAAATGATCTCCCCAAAAATTCAAGAGGTGATCTGGAATCGGTAGTTACTGTATAATTAGCAACTCTTGGTCTGATGTCAATAATATCCGAGTTTCTGTAAACATTAACTCTTTTTATTTCATTAGCATAATCAAAGTTTCTATACGAATTTACTGTTGTAATATCTCCATTATCAGTAGTATCATATGATGCACTAGAAAAATATATTTTCAATTGCTTTAGTGGAGCAGAAGAATCCTTCTTCCTCTTAATACGACCATAATCATAGAAAGTAGTTTCCTGCCCAGTTCTAAATGAATAATTTGGTGATATATTAAAACTTGGTGCTTCTAAAGTAGAGACAACTGCCGAAATATTAGATTCTTGTGACTGAATCGTTTCTCCTTCAACAAAAACAATTTCATTTTTGTTGATATATGTAACTCTGGAGTTATCTATTTTTTCTGCAATAATCGCAATAGCACCGCTAGTTTGACCGACAATCTGCTCACCAATTAAAAATTCAGCAGTGGTTGTTGATGCACTATTAATTGATTGTAAAGTTACTCTTGGTGCAGTTGCTGTAGATGTATTTGCGGATTCGTATATTCCATGAATTTCAATGACATCTGGGAAATTCAAAGAGATAATCTCATCTTCAACTCTTGTTCCATATGGATAATTGCCGTAAGTCAATCCGTTATTAAGAGTTGTTGTCCCAATTCCAGATCCAGATAGTTTTGATTTGTCAACTACAATAGAGTTTACTCTATTTTTAATTTTAACTTTTGCTTTTGGTTTTGATTTTCTCAGGGTAGCTACTAAGTTTGCACCAGTATCATCAGTTCCCAAATTGCGAATTTGTAACGTAGATCCATCAGCACCAATATCAAACTTATCTGCAGTTAATACTTCAGTGGATCCATCTGATCTTGTTAATAAATATCTTTCTTCATCAAATGGTAAGAAAATTTCATTGGTTCCAGCAACTGCCTGTGAGGACAATTGATTGCTGGAGATATCAACACTAAAAGTTTTTCTAATCGTTAGGGTTGCATCCGAAATATCAACTTCAGAAACATTTGTCTTTGGTAATGGTGTAAAGAGTGAAGAATCTGAACCTGGTGCGAGATCAGTTTTTAAAACTCTTAGGTCAGTTACATCTAAAGTTGATGATGGGAGATATCCACTAGCAATTCCAGATACTGCAGCAACAGATGCAATAGTTATTTGAGTTGTGCCTACACTTACAACTCTTGCAAAAATGGGGTCATTTGTTAAAAGACCTGCAGTTGTATCAGTGTATCTGACAAGATCATTCTCTTTAACTAAAGTTCCTGGGAATAATTGATTCTTAGCCGTAATTGTACTAATACCACCAGAAAGAGCACTAACAGTTGCAATACCTACATTGAACTTGGTAGATTGAACTACATCAGCACTGAAAGTATTAATTCCCAGTGTTCCATTATTTGTCCCATAAACAGATTTTACCTCTGAAATTCCATGTTCAGTAACTGCTATGGCAATTCTACCATCAGCAACTCCATTGAAAAGAAGTTTTTCATTTGGTATGAAAGATCCTTCTGTTTCATAAACAGTAACCGCAGTTCCAGCAGTAACTGCATATCTTAAAAATCCAGTAGCACCACTATTATTTCCTTTTACAAAGGTAGGAACAGACAGAGTTGCTGCTTGATTGAGAGTAAGATCTGTAGTTGTTTGTACATCGTAAAGAGCAAGATTCCACTCATTTAAATTACCATTCACTGCATCATATGATCCAGACTCAAGTCTAAAATCATATACTCTTGCCAAACCAACTTCCTTTCCTGGAACTGATTCTTGATCAGAACCAACTCTTTGGTCTCTAAGGCTTACAAAATATGTTCCAAGACCAACAGTTGGTGCTCTATAAACTCTGTTAACTCTAAATGTTGGTCCTGTATTATAAATGATATTTTGGTTTTCAAGAGTTTTGGTTGTTCTTGGCTTATCTACATCAAGGTACTGAGCATTTAAGGTTTCTATTTCATATCCCTTTACATATGCCTTTCCGGGAGAAATCTTATACAGTACAAGATCATCATTAGCAGTTACTCCTCCAGGAGTAAACTGTCCTGCGTTAAAGATACCTCCATTACCCAAACCATCGTTTAATGAGTTAACAACAGTAACATCAAAAGCTTTTACATAATAATGTCCTGATTCATCAAATGTTCTTCTTGCTAAAACATCAGTAAGATCATTATAAAATACAGCACCTACACCACTATATCCTTGTCCAGATTTTTTAGATGTCTGAATAACACCATTGATTATCGTTGCAAGTAAAATAAAATTATCATCATTAAAATCGTCAAGAGGTTTTTTAAATAAACTTGTTGATATTCTAAGTCTATCTGCTCCTGGAGCAGCATAATTATTATATCCCTGAGAGTTATCGTTTAAAGTTTCGTCTAAATCTGCTGTTACAATTTCTTCATTAATAAAAAGACCAACTCTATAACTTGGATTGGACGAATATTGATCTAATATTAAATTTTCTCTATTTACATTTACAAAGTTTCCTCTAATAAAATAAACACCACTTTCTATCTGAAAAGATGAACCAGTAGCAGATGCTCCTTCAGCTAAAGTTGATGCAACAGGAGAACCTGCAGAGATGATGGAGTTTCCAAGTAGTCCAGATGAAAGAGTTTCGTTACAAGTTATAAACTCTCCATCAGAAAAAGTTTGTGTAGAATTATTTGAAGTGCTAGAGGTTAAGTAGTTTACATATAAAGTAAGATTGCCATTTACTGAATCTTCTGGAAGTAAAATACTATCAACAAACGCAGTTACCCCAGATGTCTGTCCTGTTATCTTTGTTCCAACCAACTGGTCCGCATATGCAGACACAGGAACCCCTTGATAAGTATTTTCTAATTGAACACAATAGTAAATTCTATTATATCCAGTGTTTCCTGGAATTACCTTAGCACCTTCTTTAAAGAAGTGTTGACCAAATCTTTCAATTTGATTTTGCAGTATTGATTGAAGAGAAGTTAATTCTCTTGCCTGTACTGGGTATCCTGGTTTGAATAATACCTTGTGATAATCATTAGCTGGATCAAAATCATCAAAGTATGGAGATACATTGAGGTTAGTTTGTTGAGGCATAATTCTTTAGAACTGCAAAATAACTTTTATGTCTTCCTTTTGGTTTGACGATCTTGTAATAGATGGTCTATTATCAACGTAGATTATACTACCAGAGTGTTTCTTGACCTCAGGATTGGCAATACCACTCGTAAAAGTTTGACCAAGATAGTATGTACGATTATTTATTACGGTAGATATACCAGTAAAGTTTGAATCAATATTTAAATCAACACCTACGGTTGGAGTGATAGACAATGATCCACCAGTTCCGGGTGATGCAGTAAATTCTGTTAAATCAAATCCATATGTTGGTTGAGTCTGTGCAGTTCCAACTGTATTAAATCCAGCAAGACTTCTATCTTGCCAATATTTTAAAACTCCTGTGGTTTGATTGTAACTTACAACTCTACCGACAGCAGTCGTTCCTGTTGAAACTGTTTGTGTGAAATAAGAATCCGCAGTGAAAGTTGCAGTGCTATATCCAACTCCTACAAGTTTCAATGCACCAACTGCACTTGCTTTATCCGCAGATAAAAGAGTTGTTGATCCAAATTGTTGTGGGTTTTCCACAACACCAACTCTAGCAATTTGATTTCCAGTTATAAAATCTGGATTTGTATTGTCATTTTCTATTCTGGAATATAGAAGAACATTATATGCACCAAGTTCTCTGTAAATATCATATCCATGTCCACCTTGAGGAGGTATGATAACATTAAAAGTTGGTCTAGTTGTACCAGTTGGAACTCCGCCAGCAACCAAATCAACATTTCCGTAAGTATATCCAGATCCCTGATTTGAAACGGTAACAGAACTTACTTGTTGATTTCCATCAATTACAATAGTACATTGTGCTCCAGACCCATCTCCTTTAATAGGAACTGAAGTGTAAATACTATTTGCTGTTCCTAAACCTACTCCTTTATTGGTTACAGTTACAATCTTAATAGAACCATCAACTGCATTATCCCTTACTGCAGAGTTATCCGTTGATGTTGCCCAGTCAGAAGGAACTGGCATATAATCAGTAGATTCAAATTTAGCAACGTCACTTGGTTTAATGGTATAAAGATATTTCCAAATATACCCATCACCACTGGTTCCTGCAGATCTTGGTTCTAAATCTGTAAAAGTTGGTTCGTCAAGAGATGGTCTACCGGAAGTATTATCCGGATCAATACCATTTTGAAGGCAAATATAAACTCTAAAATCACTATTCATTACAAAATAGTTTGCCAGATACAGAGAAGTAGATCCAGAAACTACAGCAGTGTTTGATCTGCTATAGTCATGCCGATACATGTCATATGTTGTTCCAGAAGACCACACTCTTTTAGGAACTACTTGTTTGACATCAGATGAGTTTATTTTTTTCAAAGCAACCATTGTATCCCAATAATCGGATTCTTGGTCGAAGTTATCTTTTGGGGAGGGAGGATTTTCATCCCAATCAGTTTGATAATCTGCAGGATTAGTCAGACCAATAAAAGAGTAGTAAGAGTTGCTAGAGTTGGTCACTCCAGCAACAAAATTACTTGCATTTAATATCCTAATCTGATCAGTTATAATAGCAGACATTTGACACAGGTTTTTCTTTATTTATTAAAGGTTAAAGGATATAATTTTTAAACTTCAAGAAATTGGATCTAATTATCATTGTTGATGTAGAAATACCAGTTCCTTCAGAAATACCAATTCCAGATTGAGTATATGCTGTATACGAATTCAATCCAGATCTTGCTGTTAAATCAATTCTTCCCCAACTAAATGTTCCAAAATAATCTGACGTTGTTATTCCAGAGAATCCGTATGTAAAGTTATCAACTTTAACAAACAATCTTCTTACATAAGTTGTTATTCCAGATACACTGGTAGATATGGACTCTGCACTTGCAACTTCATAAACATTGTCAGCAAAAGAAGTTCCAACACCAACTGTATTGTCAGAGGAATCAAGTGAAGTTACTGAAGTGGAACCGAGACCAACGTTAGAATTTTTAATGATGAAATAATCATTTGCACTAATAGAACTAATCGTCAAAGCAGTTCCTGCAACAGTTGAATTTCTTAAGAATGAATCATATGGAATATGTACATCAAATATCAATTGAGTTCCGATACCGACCGTTGTAGTGCCAAATCCAACAACAACTCCATTTTCACCAGCATAAGTGTTCACACTCACTTCTTCCTCTACATGAGTAGGAGGTGCAATCAGAACTGGTGGTGGATTTGTATTTGTATATCCAGTACCAGCATTTGATAGAGTGATTGTTGTAACTATGCCAGCAGTAATGGAAGAAACTCCAACTGCTGTTGTTCCCAATCCAACTGCCTGCAAAGTACTACCAATCGTAACGGTTGGTGCTGTAATGTATCCAGAACCACCATCGGATATAGAAATAGATGAAATAGTTCCAAATCCAGAAACAATTGCAGTTGCAGCTGCGGATGTCTTAGATTCTTGGGTTATAAACTTAACTTTCTTCTGGAAAGTTAAATCTGTATCATTTTCATTCTGTGAATTAAATATTGGTCTCAAAGTATCAACATATATTGTTGTTGATCCTATTCCGACAGACTTGATAATGTATGCAGATGGGTTAATAACTGGTTCATAAAGTTCTCTGTCTTTTCCAACAGCAATCTGGTCGATGAACTTATCTTCGGTTTGTCGGCACCAAATGACTGGTCTTTCTAATGTCACATCTGTAACATTACCTGGACCTTCATATGGATTTGTTCCAACAATGTTGGTAGATTTGACCTGATCTACAATCCTTTCATCTTCAGTGAGAGATGATGCTTGTCCAATAGATGGATCATTTACAATCTGCAAGGTGTCACCAACTTTGACAGTTTCAATTACATTTCTAAAGACGACATCAGCATCACCACTTCCTTTGTAGAAGAGAATGTTTACAGAATCACCAACCCTCAAAGCTTCGGTGAAAGTAATAATACTTCCACCATTAAATGTATATCCATCTCCAGGAACTTGCAATATATCATTAACAAATACAAGTAAAACATCCTGAACATTAATCTTAGAACCTTTTGCTGCTACAATAGAAACTTGAGTTCCTGATTGTAGTAATGGGAAGTCTTTTCTTTCTCCATCAATATACTCACCAATATTATCAAATGCTTGTAAGGTTCCTATAGACCATCCATTAAATTCATCATTATATATTTCATCGATGGTTATTTGGAATTCATTTCCAGAATAAGATGATGTTGTTGGAATTCCAGTTGTTCCACCAATAGCAACTGTAAGTATTTCACCATTTCCATAGGCATATCCAGTGTTTTTAATTTCAAAACCAATGACGCTGGAACCTTGACCGACAACTATATCTATGGTTGCCTCGGTTCCAAATCCAGTAACAGAGTCGGAACTATATTGCAGTGCTATATCAGAATAACTAAGTGGAGCATCAAAGAAGACATATGGTTGATTTGTTGAGGTGTATCCAGAACCGGGATTTGTAATAGCAACACTGACAATGTGACCACCACTAATAGCAGCAGTTCCAATAAACTCTAAGTTTGAAACTCCAGTACTTGAAGTTCCAACACCAACATTTACTACAGTTTGAACACCGACTCGATAACCAGATCCACTGTTACCAATACTGATAGATTGAATTGTTCCGAGACCAGAAATAATTGCAGTTCCACCAGCAGAAACTAATGGTTGATATCCAAATCCTTCTGTAGATCCAACGGAAACAATAACTCCACCTCTAGGATAACTGGAAATGCCAACATCAGGACCTAATGGTGTTGTATTAGTTCCTTGGAAGGTAATTGAAGTTATTCCAGAAGATTCACTTAAAACGTATTGATCCGAAATACCAGGTGCTTGGAAAATATCATTAATCAGAATGATTGCATTTTCAGTAGAAATTCCTGTTACATCAGATAAATTTTGTTTCAGAGTAAACTCACTCTTAGTTGCATTAAACTGATCAGAAATATCGTCAAAGATATAATTTCTATAATAAGACTCATTAGAACTATTTGTAATACCAGATCTAATAAATGTTCTTCCTTGGAAACTAGATGATGTAGTAATTCCAGTCCAATCTCTTTCGTCTGGTGGATTTGTTGTACTTCCAATAGGAGTATTTCCATATGGAGCTTCGGTGAAGTTTAAGTGGTTATCTACAATGTTGTAATTACCAACAATTTTTGTAACCAGATCTCCAGTAGAAGCTGTTCCAATCTTTGTTCCCAACCAAGGTCTACGAACTCTTATCGCATTTGTGCTGCCAATACCAATACCTTCAATTTTCATAATCTCGTCACCAATCTTAATCAAGTCAGATCCAAAGAATGATGTAATACCACTAAAGTATACAATATTGTCCAGAGTAGTTAATTGATCTGACAGAGATGTTGTGACTGCAGTAGAAACAATTGGTGATTGAATAATGTTGTCTAAAGCAACAATAACTTTTGCATTTTGATTTGTTGCAATAAATCTATGAGAAGTTCCAATACCAACACTTTCGAGGTCAACAACTTCTGGAATAGATTTGAGTGCATTTTCAGCACTGGTTGCAATCTTGATATTGTTATCATCAACCTTTACTGCATAAAGATTTTCACCAGGTAAGAATGTTGTATTAGATGCACCGACAAAACTGGTTGTTGCAATTCCAATGGCAGAATCTGTGTTACCAACATGGTTGTATCTGATCTTCTCTCCACTTACAAAGAAGTGGTTTGGTATCTTAATCGTGTTAGTCGTAACATCAACAATAGAATTATCATTTGCTTCAAAATATCTTTCAAAGATTTGCAGATTTTCGTGTTTAAGTTCAAATTCTCTCTTAACGTCAGATTCTGTTCCGGTATAATCTCCAAACCCACTGTTAATAGATCCATTTGTAAAATCTATTTCATTTGATAAAGTAACATCTTCATTGATAGACAGTGCATTCATGTATACATTTACTACGGTATCAATACTTGCATTAGGAGTAAATACGAGAGAGACTGTTCCAGCAGCAGATACTCTTGAACCAAAAGTTCCTAATCCAGAAACAGTTTCTACAATACCAAACTCAGTTTGGTATGTTTCATAACTACTTAATGCATCAACATAATCATCAACAACAACAATCTCAGACATTTGGAATCTGGTGTTTGTTGTATCTGCAACTTGTACTATAAAGTATGCCGCATCATAATTGTTTGGATATTCTGCAATAGTGTTGATTCCAGGAGATCCAGAAGAAGTTATACTTGTAGTTTTTGCTTCAATTCTTGATCTAGTGAGATCAACAGTTCCAATACCAGTGAAGGTATCACTTGCAAGTCCAACTTGAATTGTATTAATAACTCCAGTTGTTGCGATACCAACTGCTGTTGGAATAAAATCAACATTGAGAGAATCTCCACTAAAATATGCATGATATGTTCCAAGACCAGTTGCAGAGTATTCACCAAGATTTGTTGTCAGTCTTCCATATTCCAGAAGTTCAATATTTGCACCATCATGAACAATATTGAGTTCTATTGCCTCATATTCTTCATTTCTAGTGGTGTCTGGATTAATAGCAACTAAAATTTTAGCAGTAGTAAATGTATTTGCGATAGAAACAATCGTAGTGGTAACGCCAGAAGTTACTGGAGAACTTGCTGAGTCAATAAGTGCAATTCCACCCAGAGATGTTGTTCCAATGCCTAAGAAAACATCATTTAGATTGTATGATAATAAACTTACATCATAATCATTTACAGTGTATCTTGTTGGATAGAACTGAAGTTGCCCATTAGTGCCTGAAATAGCAAAATCAAAAGATCCCTGATCATAGGCAGTTTCAATTCTTCCATATTGATTTAAATATCCGAAAGATCCATCATGCAGCAAGTCAACAAGGAGTAACTGTCTTTGTGCAGTGTATCTCTTGTCTCTTACATACGTAATATACTTTTGGAAAGTAATATCAGACAAACTAAAAGTATTGACAATACTAAATGGAGTAGATCTTGGGTTACTATTAAACTGACCTCCAAGATCATCAATGGAAAGAACTCTATTTCCTACAGACTCAAAATAATCAGTTAAAACTCTATTTGAAAAAATAATTTCGTTAGAAACGACTTTTGAGTTTTGATTCAGATTATTTTCCGTAACCAGATCAAAGTCATATACACAATGCAAACTTGCAAATCCATCAAGATTATAAACAGAATCCAGATTGGTAGTATTTGTAGTAAGACCTACAATCATACTATTGCTATTTTGAGTTTCTAATTGATAATCTGAAAACTTTTTAAATCCTAAGGTGTGGTTCAAACTCGCAACAGTTTCATTCCAAGTATCGTAAGGAATTTCTGATTTAAGAGAATATGAGAAGTTTTGATAGTAGAAACTATCTTGAATCTTTTGAAGTTCAAAGTTAAGACGACCAGAATCCTCTTGCCATCCTGTTATTACTTTTGATATTGGATTGAGACTTACATAAGATTCAAAAGATTTAATGGATGATGCAATTCCCTGCAACTTAGAGGTTGATCCTTCTATGATATCTCCAACAACAAAAGAGTCATCGGATGAGACAGTTAGGGTGGTAATCTTTGCATCCCAATCATCAACAATTCCAGTTGCATTATCAGAAACTACAATTTCTCCTTTTACATAATTTCTTACACTTAAAGTAGATTCAAAAATTGGGAAGTGTTTTTCCGCAAGTATTTTACCCGATGAGTTTACCGCATCAAACTGACCTGGAAACTCTCCATTTTCAAACAATCCAGACATGCTATATGAAACACTTCCAATACCACCAAGATTTTCAGTGACTGCCGTTACAGTAAATCTATTATAACCATACTCTGCTGAATTATACCCCTTTCCAGTAGACCCAACACCAACACTGACATTTTCAACCAGGACTTTATCCCCAACTGCAAATGGGAAGGAGTTTTGAGTGCTGAATCCAACGGATAAGGTTGCTGTTGCAACTTCAGTTAAAGAATCAAATGTAATTGTATTAATTCCAACTCCAGCACCACTTCTTGTAGGAATAATTACTGGAGAAACATTACTCATCCCCTTAGTATTCTCTAATATTTCAACATTATTGCTTCCAAGAGTTACTTTCAGTGCAACGTCAGAAACTACTTCTCCGGTTTTTCCATCAAGAACAACTAATGTTGGTGGAACAGAAAATCCTCTACCAAAAGAGGTGATTCCAACACTTTCAAAAGATGCGAGAGAATCAATCTTTATTACTTGTGGTAAAAGAATTGTTGGATCTAAAGTTGGATCGGAGGGGAAAGTATATCCAATATCTTTCAATCTCATTTTTTTGAGAGATCCAACACTGGAACTCTTAGATTCTAAAATAGCACCAGATCCAGAGGAAGTAGTTACTGTTGTTATTCCTGGAAGTGAATAATAGTTTTTACCTGGATTGATAATATTAACACTTGCTATTGGACCATAAGTGTGAGTACAATCTGTTTCATAAGATATGATAGAAGTGCTACCATATGAGGATTCTTCTGGAACATCTTTTATGCTATAGGTGAATGCATTTGTTGCACCAACACTTATTGTGTGTTTTCCATTGTATACACTCTCCAATACTTCTAGTTTAGAACCAGATACCACTTCATTATCTGATAAAATTTCAGATTTAACTGTTGGAAGATCACTCTCATAAATTGGGGTTAGTTTGTAATATAAAGATCTTGGAATATTTCCATTGACTGTCAAAGTTGCGGTAGCACCAGATGTTCCTACTTTTCCAAATCTCGTTAATTCGAAGACATTACTGTCTTTTGATTTATCCCATTCTTTGGTAAATTTTTCATCTGTGTATAATTCAAACTCAAAAGCAGAGTACGTTGTTCCTTGTTTTACATAAGAAAGTGACCCATCAGATAAATCAAACGTTACTGTTGAATTCTTGTAAAGTTTAATCTGTGGATTTACTGGATTAATAGTTCCATACGATGCACTTGTTATTCCTACAACATCTGGTTTAGGTTTGACAGAATCGTAATAGGTGTTCGATAGTTTGATAGTATTGTCATCAACTCTAACAATATAGTACATACTATCACTGGAGAGTCCAACTGAAGATGAATCAGATGTGTGTATAATCTTATCTCCAGTCTTAAATCCGTGAGATGCAATTGTTATTTCATTTGTAGTTGTATTAACCCCTGCAGTAACAAATCCAACTGGATTGACAACTAACCTTCTATTAAAATCGTTATATTTTAATGTTAATGTTTTTGCATTTTGTGGATTAACATTTACAAAAACATTATGAAGTGGGCTAAGTCCATGAGTTTCTGCGGTTGATACAGTAACTAAGTTTCTCTTTACTGTGCCAGTAATAACATCATAGTTTGTTGTAAAACTATGCGTATCCCCCGATCCAACAGTTCTAAATGCTAAAGTCGTTGAAGATCTATGAGTACTTGCAATACCGACAAAAGTTCCTGTTGTACCCAAACCAACTCTGACAGTAGCAATACCGATCAAATCTTCATCAATTTTGGCAACAAATAAAGTTTGCCCATCAGAGAGTGTAGTGCCGACACCTACGTTTGTTTCGTCTTGTACTATTATTCCACTCCCACCAGTTCCTGAAGAATATGTGAGTTGATCTCCAGTTCTCAGGTTGTGATTTCTAATAAAAATAGTTTTTGTTGGAATAAACTTTTGAGTCAATCCAGCACCTGGATTTGAGAAAGTAATAGTTGTACCAATACCCACACCAGAAGTTGTTCCAAGACCAACAGACTCTGAAGGGTCAAAGTAGATTTGTTTGTTTAATCTGTAAGAATAATCTGTCTTAAATCCGGCATTTATTTTTATTTTTCTCGAATCTTCATACACAAATTTTCCTATTGTATGAGAAGATCCTGTTGATCCATCTACCTCTCTAAGGACTCTGATTCTTGATGACAATGGATCTACATTTAGGACCTTGATCCTTTCAGTTCCAACTTGGAGAATATCATTTTCTCTAATATTTGGATAAGACAAGTCTCCAGTAACTCTAAAATAAGTTACTATTCCAGTTGTTGCTGTATCTCCAATAGCAACTCCTGTTGTTCCAACCCCAGCTATTGTCAATCTATTAGTTTGGATTCCTGCAGAATAAAATCCCTCAATGTTAGATGAAGTTGTCGATAGTCCAGAAATTGATATTGTATCCAGATTGATAAAGTTGTGGGGATTATCTGCAAATAGTAAATATTCTCCTGCAGATTCTCCTGGATAGAATTCAACATTGTTAATAGTGCTGGAAGCAACACTAATGCTACTTACAGATCTTCCTTTCAGTCTACCAACCTTTGCATATACACTATCACCTTTAGTTCCTTCATTGTCGAATACCAGAGTTTCTCCAACTCTATATCCACTACCACCAGTAACAATACCAATACTTTCAATCGTTCCTGGAGAAACTGCAGTTATTGTTGCGGTTTGCTTTAACTCATTTGGGATATAAAGATATTCATATTGAGAATCACCCTCTATAAGATTATGAGGTTGTGTATTTCTACGCCAACCACTACTAATATCAAATGACTCTAAATTGGAGTCTGGAGTAAAGTTAAACTGATCTGGAACTCCCTTATAATTTTGTCCAACAATATATGGGAATACTGGTTTACGATATTTTTCAAAAACTCCAGACGTTTCCGAAAACTTATCATTGATGGTTGTAAAATATGCATATGTACCATTTGGAAACTCTGGTGTTATACAGAATCTACCATTGTTCTCATCAAGCACTGTATCATCAGAAACTTTTCTGTGAGTGTAATCTTCAATAAAAAATCCTTCTGGGAAAATTGATGTTGGTGGTCTATTTTCTTTAATATCTAAAGAATAACCAGATTTCATTTGTGAAATTACTCCACCATCCTTATTTCTAAATCCATATGGACCATAGATTGGATGTCCATCATAAGCAAATCCTAAAATTGGAGAATGCTTTCTTGAAGATTCTTCAATTCCATTGACTCTTCTTAAATCCTTTTCTCCATATAAAACATTGCCTGATTGATCTGATGCATAGACAATTTCTCTAAGTTTTCTGGGAGCATACAAGTGAGAATACTGCAATCCAAAATCATTAGATTTTAATCCATTAACAACAACACCATCATCAGAAGCAAAATATGGGTAATATTTTTCAAACAGATTAACTCTCCAAGATTGGATGTTTGCTTTAAACTCTGGAAGAATGCGAATAGATCCTGCTGGAATTACATCAATAGTTGTGCTATTTTGATCATATCCTGCACCAGGTTCTATTACTTTAACTGAAGTTACTGATTCGTTTTCTAAAACTGGTGTAAGAACTGCTCCAACACCACTGCCATTGATTCTAAGGTCTGGAGTTGAAAGATATCTACTTCCAGTTTTTAGAACAATAACCTGAGCTATTTTACCATTAACAATAATTGGTTTTAGTTGACACTCTGATCCAGAATCGATTGATATTTTTGGATGCCTATCAAGATTAAGAACTTCTGAAGATCCATATCCAACTCCATTATTCTCAAGATGAATAGAAGTTACAGTTCCTCTGACAATCGGTTGTAAGGATCCCTTGAACGTCTCCAGTCCAATAGAGGATATACCAACATTACCTAAAACGGATACAGTGATTTCTGGATAGTTAAAGATATGAGTTCCAACCCCAACAGAGGTCATATTAACATATTGTCTGGTTCTATAATAAAACTCTCTATCAGAAGAAACTCCGACCTGAGATAATTTAAAAGAGTCTTTATCTATTCTTGTTACATAATATTCTGTATCTGTAGTAAGACCAGAAACGGGAGTTCCATTGCAGGTATATTTTACTTTTTCTCCAGACTTATAATCATGGTTAGATAATACAACCAAGTTTGATGCTGTATTGATTCCAGTCGATGCTGCAGTGGTTCTTTTCTTATTTTCATATCCAATTCCAGATCTAGTAATATTAACAGATTGGATTACAGACTTCTTACTTTCAGATTGTAAAGAGTGCTTACCGATACCATAGTCGGTCAAGAATACGGTATTAATTCCTGAAATTGCATCACCTTCGGTTTTGTGAAGACGAACTGTAATGTTGTCAAGAACAGAAACATAATAAGAAGAATTTGTAACTATTCCACTAATGCCATCTTGAAGTTTAGTTCTGTATATTACTTTTTCTGCGTTTCTAAACTTGTGATAAGTTGAAAAACCAATTCTTGATTGAGTTGATGCTGTGCCAACAATAATATTAGCAGAAACTGCATCTGCGAAAAACTCTACCTCATGATTGATCAACTTCATGTTGATCTGTCCAATGGCTCCTGTGCCATTTCCACCTTCAATCTTTAACGTAGGAGTTCCAATAAAATCAAATCCAGGATCAACAACTCTTATCTCTTTGAATGATCCTGAAACTGCAAGATATCCAGTTGCTCCAGTTCCTACAGCATCATTGATTATTAAGTTTGGAACATTAATAACATCGATGTTAGTTCCGGGAGAGAGAACGTCAATACTATTAATTTTTCCGTATTTAATAATATCTTTTGACTTGTAATTAAGAATCTCTACACCATTGACCAAGATACCCGTAAATCCTGGTTTTGTTTCGGAGGTGGTTTCGTTGATTAATGGAGTGGATAATTTTCTAAGAAGTTTTTGAGGACCTAATGATTTACCTTTAAACTCAAATGGTCTTATAGTACTGTTAGCAACTGTAACTACATTATCTACGGAAACAAACTTTGAGTTGTAAATATCATCTCTACTTCTTGAAAACTTTAAAGTAGAAGAATTTACTCTCTTAACAAAATATAGACCATCAGCAAACAGACCGGTGTCTCTTACTTGTCTGGTGGAACTATTACCAGAATCATCAATGTATGTTTCATTAATTAATTGTGCTTCATAATAAACAGCATCTCCTGTATAAAATCCATGCTCTACACCAGGAGATATTTCAAACTCATCTCCAACAAATGTTCCTGAAAAAGAAAATACTCTTGGTGAAACGTTCGTTGGTTCAGAATCATAATGTGGTATTGATGGAGAAGAAATCAGATAATCCCCATTTTCATTTTTATATACATTGTTAACATCAGTGGAATATATTACTGCAGAAGGAAAAGTTGTTGAGGATACTTTTTGAATATTTCTTTGGATTTTATATGTTTGATTTGTATTTAATACACCTTGTCCCCTTATTTCAAAAGTTTTTTCTCCAGATATTGATACAATTTTGGTTTGTACTTTAGTTCCATTGGAGAGAATAATATTTGCAAAATCTCCAGATCTAAACTGATTTGCCACGTTTACAGTGACTTTGTAAGTGTTGTTTGAAGAATCTATTAGTTCAATTTTGCTGACTTTATACGTTGGTGCAACATTATACAACCACTTATTTGTTTTGAAATTATTTTCATTTACTCCAAGCGTTGTTACATTAACTATGCCATTATTTCTCAGATTATTTGTATTCTTTGGAAGACGTAAATCTCCCAAAACAGAATTTATTCTTACCTCAATAATCTCATCTTGATCTAAATTAGATCTTCCATAAGCAAAGGTATTAACTCCAACAACAGATCCATCAGATATGCCCAAATTTAAATTGCTAACACCATAAAATTGAGTTAGAGATTTTGAAGTATAAGATACTACACCAACACTGTTGTTTGAATAGTTAAAATAAAGTTCTCCTGTTGTTCCAAATCCAACAGTTGAATCGACATCAAGAACTGTAGATCCAGCAGCAACTTGACCAATTACTCTTGTCGTTGGATTTGCTCTGAACTGACCATAAACAGATCCGTCTACTCTAATGTCTTTATCATATCCACCATCAATACTGAGTTTATAATAGGTCTTTCCATACCCAACAGATATTTTTTCAACATCTGTAATTGGAGCATATGCTTTTCTTATATTTGTTCCAAACTTATATTCATCTTGATATAAAGTAGCATTCTTTAAATTTTCTGGATCTCCTTGAATTGCCTCTACTACTAATTGATTTACAATTTGATATTGAGCATTTGATGGAGTGAACAGAAAATCTTTTGGTTTTACAATCTTTACTTCTTTATTATAAAGTGCTTTGAATAATATTTCAAAAGAAATATCTGTACCCTTGCTCAGATAAAAGTCTTTTGCCTGCTTTATAAAAAGATTTTGATTGAGATCTGAAGTTAGTTGCTTGTTTTGCAATCCAGGCAAAACTTGATGTTTTGTTTTAAGTAAAAACTGCTTTAAGAATAAGCAACTTAAATTGGTAATCGTTGACTGATCCTTGTGATCATCCGATTCAGTTTCTTTAAAAACTACTTCTTCTTTATTAATTTCACTTCTATATGAAGTTATTCCAACAAATCCTCTAATACATCCAGTGAAGGAAAAATCAGTTTTTCCTGTATAAGTTATTACTTCATCATTTATTTTTAAAAGACCATAAGAGTTTGGAAATCCTATGGTTCCACTTGGAGACTCTGTAGGATCCACAGGAATCGTTGTTGCATCAAAATCAAGATCTCCTTTCAATACAACAGATTCTGTGAGATTTGTTGTGTTATCTAACTTAATATAACGATCAATATTCTGAATTAAGTCAACAGGTCCACCTTGATACTCTTGTCCAAGATAATACTGCTTTAAAACTTCTGCTATTAGTGGGAAGTCCTCCCTTACAAATGTAGGAAGTTGATTTGCTACAATAGTATTAAACTGAACTCTGGTTTCTGTCATTTTATGAATCTATCGTCTTAGTATGAAATTGAACCTGATGAAGATGCTCCAGCTGTTGATACAGTTGAAGATGTATTTGTGTTTGGAGTGGTTGTCGGAGTAGATGAACTTGATGTTGTGGTAACTGAGGTTTCAGGTCCACCTTGACGAACTAAGTTTCCATTAGGATAACTAGAAGACACAATGTAATTGGAAGCAGAAGGATCCAATCCAGAAGAAATTTCGTCTACAATAGTTTCATAGTTACTGCTACTATTATCTAGCTGCAAATAAAGATCCTGTAATCCGACAACATCATTTGAACTTGGAGTTGCTTCAATTTCAATGATTGGTTGCCCATCCTTAAGTTTCGCATCAGTAATGTTGACTGGGTTAATTGTTATTAAACCACTACTATAATTAATAATTCCTACATTTCTCCTAACAATAGTTGGAGATTGTGAACCAAGACTGGGAACCCTAAAGAAAAACAGAGATCCAGTTACTCTGTTTGTATCTGGAACATCTGCCAAATAAACATTTTCTTGTATTCCAGCAACTCTAAATGCACTGGTTTTAATATTATACCCATTTAGTGATTTGATATGAAAAGCATTACCAAATGCAATTTGATATTCTGCAAATGCATTTGCAACGATTCTTAAATCTCTTCTCATCGAAATAGTCGTTATATTTGAAGTAATTGATTCATGACTATCATCAATGATTTTCAATAATTTACTATACTTAAGTCTAGCACCATACTTATTTAATTCTGATGATTCCGAGTACTTTGCAACGTTATTTTGAACAATTGACGACACAAATGCGGAAGATGGTGCAAGATTTGTGTTATAGTAAATTTTACTATTGACTTCTAAGTAAAGATATTTAAGATCAAGTATTTCTGGAACAATTCCTGCAACAGAATACTTTTTAAGTTTTCTTTTGATATTTTCTTTAATCAGATTTGGGATAAAATCTCCAAATCTTGGTTTTATGCTGATAAAAACTTTGCCGTATTGAGGGGGAACTAATTCTTCTCCACCAAAAACAGAAATAGACTCTGTTTCTGGATATATTTTTGAAGGAATTATTGATTCATAATCATTTGAGGTTAATGCTCTGTTTTGTGATGCATATATTCTTGGAGCAAACTTTTTAATTGATTCAACTCCCTCAATAGATTCACCACCTCTAGCAGTAAGTCCTGTTGTCAACAGAGAAATTCCAGTAGTAACAGAATATTCTTGAGAATTTCTTGTATATACTAATCTACCTGCAAATGTGAAGGAATTGATTCCGTTTGCAGAATCTCCGTTTGATGTGATGTAATCTACCGTAATATAATTGTTGTCTTCAAGTTTTTTCCCAAAAATACCATCACCAAATATGACTTGATATCTTTCATCATCAACTTCTTGCAAATAATATACTTTAGAGTCGGACTTGACTTCAAATAAACTATCTTGACGACTATATTTTACACTTCTTGTGGATGATTGGTTTGGCCTTACTGTTACTCCAATCAAATCGGTGTCAATTCCAATATTATCTAATATAAACTTCTGTTCTGGATTTCTAGCATTATATGTAAAATTAGAGGTTAGTAAACTTCCCTCATAAATTGGAATATTGTTAAATTCTGCAATTCCATCATAAACTGGAACCGTTATATCGTCTAAAATAGAAAAGACAAAGGATTGTCCACCAAAAGTTCCTGCAGCAGTGGCAACAGGTCCTTTTTTAAGGGTAATTGTTGCTGGTGTAGGAGTAATATTTGTTGTACTAATGAAAAATGTTATTGTTGCCGCAGCAGCTTTTCTTGATCTTGGCAAATATCCAATATTTCTTGCAAGAGAAACAACATTTTCTCTTAATGTTGCACTATCAATAAAAACCTCATTTGCGACCATGTTCGCATTGTATGAGGTAATGTAGGTATTGTATGCCAGAACATCAAGTATTGCTGAAAGGTTTGAACCCTCAAAATCATAGTCGGTGAAATTGGAGTTTTCCTTCAGATATTCTCTGAGTGTTGTTTTAACCTGATTAAAATCCAGGTTAGTGAAATTAGCTAACGGCATTTTTTACCTTGTTGGTTGCAAAACAAATTGTAACTCTTGTGGAGACACATCTGCTCCAATAATTTCATAAACAATGGTCACATTAAACTCATTGCTATCATAGTTTGGTGTAACATTAACTCTTTTTACGTCAACTCTTGGTTCGTAATTTTTTAATGAAGATTTAATCTCACCTCTTATAATAGAAGCAGAAATATCATTTATATTCTCAAAAAGAGATTCACTTATCCTGGATCCGAAATTTTCGTTAAAAAACTTCTCTCCAGGATTTGTAAGAACTATGTTTTTTACAGAACGAGCAATCGCAGATTCATTTTTGAGCGCAATCAAGTCATTTGTCAGAGGATGTCTCTGAAAAGTCATGCTAATGTCTTTAAACCCCTGACTGACTCGTTCTAAAGGCACAAAAATAGAGCAATTATAACTTATTTATTAGGGTATCTAATCAAAATTCGTTCAGTGGGATGGGTTCAGTGCCATATTCCCAGTCATCATAATCTTCATCATTACGAATTTTTTCATGAAGTTCGTTTTGAACGTGAAAATCGTGTTTTTTGGGTGTTAAATCATCATTTGCAATCTCACGGAGCATTTTTTGATGCTGATGATTTGCCAAATTGTCTAAAAAATCGTGTTGAGTGCTCATTTTTCGTCCTCTTGAGGTAAATTTTCTCTTTCTTTAGCAGTTTTCCAGAAATATTCGTCCTCACGACCCATTCCGAGTCGTTCAAAACCATTTTCAACTTGATAATAACGAGTGGAAACCTTAAAATCGGGCATTTTTGGTTCAACAGGAGTCAAACTATTATCAAAAATACGCATTCTATTGTTTGGATAGAGTGCATACTGTCCATTATTCAGTTCAATAAGGTTATGAGACTTATGTTCAGCTGGATTCTCTGCAGTATAGCAGTCAATTGCATCAATGTCTTGATGATAATTGTCTAAAGTACACACATAGGTGCCTTTTTGAGTACCAAAGTCTCTTGTGTATAGTTCATAGTCCATACTACCAATAAATTGCTTCTGAACAGCAACTACACCATAGTCCATACAGTTCCAGAACTGTAGGTTAGGAAGGTCCAGATCGGGGTCTGGAAGGACCGGAGACGAGAGAAACGCACTGATAGGTAGTTTATCATACATTGCAGCGTATTCTGGTAAATACGTCTCAAAATAAAAAGTGCGTCCAGGTATCGACTTTGCCGATACCCAAACGCCTTTAACAAATTCACCATGACCACTTTGATGGTCAGTAAGATATTCTTTTCGTACCCATACTTCAACTGAAGGTAGGTTACAGATAAGAGCAGACATTAAATCAACGTAACTGTCTTATTTACCCTGCCCACGATAACGTTTCTTTGCTTTATTACGAGAAGTCGCAGAGAGTAAAGTATTCTTTGACTTTCCTTGACGAGTCTTTTTGGGTTTACCTGGGGTATAAGTACCACCTTTCATCATTGCCATAATAATCTCCTATATCAAATAATACGAGTCTTTTCGTGACCAACCCTAATACGAGGGTCACACCAGATATCAAATCCTTTCTCCTTGGCATCAAGACAGAATGAGACATCCTCACCACACATGTCCTGAACGTTCCCACTTTCAAAGACTTGCATCTTAGGAGCAAACCAAGGATATTCGAGATTCTCAAATACACCTTTCTTAATCAGTACCCAACCAAAACCAGTGTAGTCAACAGTAAATGGTACACGACGTTTCTGAATGGAATCGACAGTTTCGTGATTCATCACTCCACCATTCTTACGGAAATCATCCTCTTCTAACCAGTGTGCGACAGAAGTTGTGTGTCCATCTTCAGTGGCATACCAACCAGCAACGACTTCCTTCTCCGAACCATCTTCTGCAATTGCCATATCGCACAACTGCCAGAACTTGTTAGTGTCAAAAACGATGTCTGAGTCAATCCACAGTTGATAGTCATATTCCAGTTTACCATCCCAGGGAATCTGGTTAGGTCCACGAAGAACATTTGCACCAAGACACTTACAACGTGCAAAGTTAACCATAGAAGAGTAATCCTGACTAATCTGAATACTCATTCCGTTCTGTACCATATCAAAGCACAGTTGCACAAAGTTCTTCAAAAATGTGAAAGAACATCCACGTCCTGGAAGGCAAAATACAATGGTCTTACCTCTCATTCGTTCTTTAATTGCTGCAATGTCCCACTCCTCTGCCTTCTTGGGTTTGGGTGCAGTTGCCTTTACAGTAAATCCTTTTGCCATAAGTCTTAAAAACTTCAGTTCAATTCTATCAGTGTCTATCTATAATGTCAATAAGAGTCGGATCCTTCTGGTTCTGTTCTGTTAACCGAACCACCTCCATGGGTGCGCGCACATTCCTCATATGACAAATCCTCAGGTTGATAATCAGTCTGCATAAGACCAACCATCCCCTTGAGGGAGTTCCATATATTTTTAAATTGCTCTTCTGTTAGATTGTTATATAAACACTCTTTCTTTGCATAGATGTGATAAACCTTTTCCATTGGTTTTTTACCTCCGGGAATTTTTTTTCTTAAATGAAATCGACTTTCGCATTATATATCAAGGTCGATCTGTCACCTCTGTAGGTTAGGGTAGTTAGAGGTTTTTATATACGGGGGCAACGCCACGTTTATTATAATAACCCCGCAATAATAATACTGTCTATAACGAATAACAAACCAATCGTAATTACTGGTTTATACTAATATCATACCACATTTAATTGCTGATGTAAAGAAT